GGGATCGGCGGTGTGCATCCCCACGACGATATTTGTTTCCGGCGCGGACGCGGCGTTCTGCGCATAGTTCGCCCACGTCGTGCCGGAAAAAATCAGATTGAGGATCGCGTTCTCGGTGACATCTGCGATGGTCATTGTTTGCTCCCGTTGTTGGTGGCGCGCGCCTCGCGATCCGATCAGGTCTTGATTGCGCGCATCAACACGAGCGGCTTGGTGCAGATGTTCAGGGCGTTCATCTGGACATCGAGGTTGATGCCTTTATCGTTCGGCATCGTGTACTGTTTCACGTAGCGCGGCTTGCCCATCGTGTTCACGGTCTCGATGTAGTCGGCTGGCGCGTAGACCGTCTTGAACAAATCCGGCACGCCGGTCGGATACAAATACGCCATGTCGGTCTCGACCATCGGCGTTGCGCCGACGTAGCCGCGATAGTTCGTCCACAGGATGCCGCCGAACGGGAAGCTGCCCCACACCTGACCGGCACTGATATAGGACGACCGCAGTTCCGCTGCGCCTTGATGGTTGAGGTAGGTAGTGCGCACCTCTGGATTTTTGATCAACGCGTCAAAGTAGGCGTCTCCGCAGATCGCCTCGATGCCAGAGAATGTTTGACCGTCGAGGTTGGTGCCCATCGTGCGTGTGATCGCCGCGCATTGCGCACGGAGCGAGCCGTCATTGGTGGTGCTGTCCAAATTCATGTCGATGTTGGCAGGCTGCGCCAGACCGTATTCGCTGTAGAGGTTCAGCGTCTGACCGTCCGCGTAGGTGATCACGCCCTTGATGGCACCGACGCGCGTGTGCTCCTGCGTGTACTCCAGCGACTGCCCCGCCTGCTGCATCCGTTCGGCGACCTTGGTCATCACCGCTTCGGTTCCGTCCTCTTGTCCGAACGGTCGCACGCCTTGCACTTCCTCTGCCATCACCGCATCGTTGATTTCAAAATGCGGAACGCCAAGCATCCGCATGTTGCGACGCGTGCGCCCTTGCGTGTGACCGGGACCGCCGCGCGGCGTCGGAGCCACGAGCGTCAGGGTGTTGTTGCGTTCCTCGATGGCGAACACCGTGGTGGCGATTGCGCTCTCGGAAAAAATCCCCGTGCTCGACACATAGCCGGGAACGAATTTCAGGTTGTTGATGGCGAGCGTGAGCGGCACCACCCCGAAGGCATCACTACGAAAAATGTCCAACATGGTTTCTGTTCCTGTAGCTGGAATGGCGGGATGGTTCAGACGCGGCAGACGATGCCGCTGGCGAGCAGCGTGGTCGCGCCGATCACCTGTTCGGCTGGCGACATCGCGCCCCAATCAATCAGGCGCACGTTCACCTCCGCATCGCGTGCGATGACCGCGACGCGCAAGCCATCGACCGGGATAGACTTGCCGCCGTAGATCGCGATGGCGTTGCAGTCGGCACCCGCCGTCGCAATCGTGTAGGTCGCCGGTTTGTCGGTGGTCGCGCCTGCGGTTTTCTTGACAGGCTGTCCCGGTCGCAACGTCGTCGGATCGGCGAAGTAGGCGTTGTCGCGCGAGCGGTGTCCGTTCGCCTCCGACAGAATGAATTCCGCCGGGTGCGCAGTCTCGGTCTGGATCGGATATTGAGGCATCGGAATTTCTCCATGTACTGCGCCCAATCGGGCGGGGCTTCACTTGTTACGCGCGTTCATCTTGTCGGTGATTTTTTCCCACGCTGCACTCGCCGCCTTCGTTCCCATGTGCTGCGCCAACGGATGCTGCGGCAGCACACTTTCCGTCGCGCGCATTTCCAACAGTTCCTTGCGCACCGTCGCCAGCGGTGTGTTGGCGCGGATGTACGCGCCGACGCGATCCGGTGCCGACGCCAGCGTGCACAGATCGGTAACGCTGCTCACGTATTCCCGATGTTCCTCGATCCCCTCCGCACGAGCGGCGTTGAGGTCCACGACCGTCGCTGCGGGAGGCGACGCAGGCGGCGGCGCGGGCGGATCGGCTGGCGTCGGCGGCTCGTGCGAAACCGGAGGAACAGCCGGCTGCTCCTCCGGTTTCTCTGGCACGGGTGCAGAAGGAGGCGGGTCGCTCTGTCCGTTACCAGTCTCTGCTCGGAAGCGTTCCGCTGCCGCCTTCGGCAACAGACGCAACGAAAACTTCGCCGCCATTTTTTTCTCGGCGACCACTTCATCCGCAAGCCCAAGGTCCATCGCTTCCTTCGCATCCATCAAGCGATCCTCCTTCATCAACGCACGCATCTTGGCGGGCGTCGATCCAGATCGCGTTGCGTAGGTCGCGGTCATCGCCTTGTCGATGCGGTCAAGGTCCGCTGCCATTTCGCGCATGTCGTCGGCGCTGCCCCACGCGAGACCACTGGCGTTGTGCACGAGCATGAAAGCATTGGCAGGCATGACGATCCGATCCGCCGCCATCGCGATGTAGGAAGCCATCGACGCTGCAATGCCGTCGATGTGTGCCGTCACCGTCGCCTTGTGCGCGCGGATGGCGTTGTGAATGGCGACGCCATCGAACACATCGCCGCCGGGTGAGTTGATCCGCAGCGTGATCGCGCCCACGTCACCGAGAGCGGTGAGGCTGTCGAGGAAGGATTTCGCGCTGACGGTTTCCTCGCCCCAAAAAGATTTCCCGATTTCGTCATAGATGACAATCTCGGCAGCGTTGTCGGTCGCTTGCATCGTGAACCACTGGCGCATGGCGTTCTCCTATGCTGCCTTTTCATCCTCGGCATCTTCGGCGTCGGTTTTTTGTTGCTCCTGTTCCTCGCCGCCCTCGTCGGGTTCGGGAGCGGGAGCAGCGCCGAACGGCATCGGTGCGGCGGGCGTGAAGTCCAAGCCAAGACGATCCTCGCGCGCGTGATCGGCGGCGATGCGTTGATCGTTTTCCTCCGGGTCGTACCCTTCGGCTTCGATCACGTCGCTGCGGCTCTTGAAGCCAGCCTCCACCGCCAGCTTCTCCGCTTGGCGATCCTTGAGCGGATCAACCCAATCGTTGCGCTGCGGTATCCATTTCGCGCGCTGGTATGCGGTTTGCTTTTCCAGATAGTCCTTCACCGGGATCGGCAACGCTTCCGCCAGCACGGCGGTGTCCAGCCAGCGACGCCAGATCGGCGCGCACATCTGAAAGACCATGATGTTGTGCTGGAACTGTTCCAGCTTGCGCCGGTACTCAACGATGCTGCCACGGAGCGAGGAATAATTCGCGCGCCGCAGATCGGAGGTGGCGAGCGAATACGGAATGCCGAGAGCGGCGAACAGCGCAAGTTGCTGCCGGTACTGGAACGTTTCGTAGCTGCCGCCAACATCGGCAGGCTCTGCGAATTTTATGTCCTCGCCGGGGAGCAGCGTTTGCATCGTGCCGGGTTCCAGCCCCGACAAACCGATGTTGTCCTGCGGCGCGCTGTCGTCCAGCCCATCAATCGGGATCACGTCCTCCGGTGCGGGCGTCGTGATGAAACCGGCGAACATCGCCGCGATCCGTTTGCGCTCCAACTCCGCGTCGTCGTACTGGTCGAGCAGGAACAGGCGCACGAGCGCAGGCGTGACAATCGGCACGCCGCGCATCTGTCCCGGTCGCGTGCAGCGGAACACGTGCAACACTTCCGTGGCAGGCACGCGCACCGGCTGGAGATTGAAGGGCGGCGCTTCAATGGCGGCGTCGCCGGGATGGATCGGATAGAACCAGTAGGCGGCGCGCGCACCAAGGTGGTCAAGCTCGATGCCGTTCATGATGAAATTTCCGTTCGGCGCTTTCCTGTTGTCGCCGTACGGACACATCTCACTTTCCAGCAACTGGATTTGCAGCGGCACCTTATAGCCATCGGTCTCGCGCCGATTGCGGAAACGGATGAAGCATTCGCCCGCTTCAAACAGCGACCGCGCGACGATGCTTTGCATCCCGTAGAAATCCGCCAGCCCGTCCGCGTCGCATTCGTCGGTCCAGTCCAGCCATAGCTCCATCAACAATTGGCGGAGCGTCGGGTTGTTGATGAACAGCGACGACGGCTTGATGCCGGTGCCGATCAGGTTGGCAGCGAAGCTGTCAACGGCTGACACGGCGTGCGGATTGTTGCGCATGACATCGCGACATCGCGCGCGAAGCGTCTCACCGTTGGAGGTGAGGATCGTGTTGATGGTCGCCTTGGTTGGTTGCCAGCTTTTCAGACGACGACGCATCCGCGAGGCGTCGAAATCTCCGCGTGCTGATTTGTCAGAACGGGATCGGAATTTGTCGAGCAGTCCGGTCCAAGGTGCCATCACAGCCCCTTGTCCCATTGCGTCGTCATCCTGATCTGGCGCGTCCGTCCTCCGGTGCCCAGCAATTCCTCAAGCTGTTCTTCCAGATCGGCGAGGATTTGCCGAAGCTCCGCGAGCGAACGGAATTCGGTGCGCTTGTCACCGTAACCGGCGCTGTTCACGCCAGACACGATCACCGATTTGAGAGCGGCGATCTGTGATCGGATTTCCTCGATGGTCGCCATCGGCGGCGCGGCTCACGCACCAAGGTAGCTCGACCTGAAAACGCGACGCACTCTCCGACCGCGCGTTTGTTGCTGCGGTGGTGGTGGTGGCGCTGCGAGTGTTGCAACCTCGGGAGGGGTGGTCGGCTTCCTGCCGACCGCCTCCTTAATCGGAATTTCTTTCCTTGGCAATGGGATGCGCTGGACGTTCAACAAGTGACCCGCCGCAGCCTGCATCGCCTCGCAGTCAAAAAAGTGATTGTCCCGGCTGCGTTGTACCCACTCGACGCGCCCGGTCGGCTTTTTCATCCGCGCTTCGGAAACGATCTGGTGGCAGTAGTCGTCATCAATTCCACGGAACACATGCCAGCCGCCGACGTGATCATCGGGCCAGCGCAGGCGTTCGTGCACCCAACTTTTCCAATGGTCGGTGTCGAGACGCACGAGGTCCAATCCGTACCTCGCTGCCTTGCCATCCTTCCTGCTCACCTCGATCTTGCTCATGATCAACGGCGTCCGCATTGCGCTCGCCGATCCCTTCGTCGGTCGCACGCGTCGCATGAACCGCCGACAGAATTCATAGACGCGGTTGAGCGGGAGCGTGTCGGTCTTGCCGGGACGGAAGCCGCTGTCGATGAATGCCAGTTTGATCGGCATCGTGCCGACCGGCGTGGCGACAAGATCGCCGAGAGCGTTCCAGATTTCTTCCTCCGTCGTGTCGCCACGGAGGTAGCCGTAGTTGATCAGCCACGATGTGGCGCGCGGACCCCATCCGCGTATCACCCACGGGATGGAATGTTTTTGCACGTCGCACGTCAGCGTCAGGATCATCGCGTCGGCTGGCACTTCGCCGCGAGCGTAGGTCGCCTGTCGGGATTTTTCTTTTATCTCCATCCACTCTGGCACCTCGCCGCCGCCCGGTGAGTACAGTTCACCGAAGCCCGCGTTGATCGCCTGTTGGACCATCGCGTCGTCGCCGGATTGCTGCGCCTCCACGAGCACGGCGACACGCTCGCCGAAGGTGACGAACGGCGATGCCAACCCCGACACCCAGAACGACATCGACTTGCTGTCAGGCGCGTCGCCGGTCACGACACCGGCAACGTCGATGCGCTGACCGGGAGCAACATAACGACCGCGCGCGTTCATTTCGGATTTGTGTTTGTCCTCGATGATGCCGCTGCACTCTGGACATTCCAAAAACGTTTCGCGCGCTGCCTCCAGCGGCGTCGCCTTCAACGGATAGCGCAGGAGGTTGAAGCGCGGGACAAAATATTCGGAGCAATGCGGGCAGGGCCACGTCCAGTGATGGCGCGTCCCTTGCTGCCAGAGTTGCCAGATCGGACTTTCGATGTCCTCATTCACGGCAACATCCCAGAGGTAGAGACCGGATCGCGTGTCCTTGACCGCCGCCACTCTCCCGCGTTTCGGCGTCGATGTCACGACACAAACAAAATCCGCGTAGGTGTCGCCGCGTCGCTCGACAAGCCCCAGCGGTCCACCTTGGTTGTTCACGTTGTCCCGCATTTCATCGTATTCGTCCACGAGCGCCAGCACCGCCGGATCGGATTTGAGTGCGGTCGAGGAACCGGAATGCGCGAGGCGGAACGGAACGCCCGCCACGATCTTGCGCGTCTTGGTCATGCGCTTGCCGCGCGCCACCTTCGCCATCAAGGTTGGTGCTTCATTGAGCAACGCCATCACGCGCGGCTCGAATTGTTCGGTGAGGAATTGTTTGCTTGGTCCGACGTACAGGATCGGTCCCGGTTTCTGGTCGAGGCGCTGCCCCGCCACATCGAGCATCGCTTCCGACTTGCCGGTCTGCGCACCGAACACCATCACGACGCGACGGAACGCACCGGAGGAAATCGCGCGCTCCGGTTCGACCACGTAGGGCGTTAGCAACGGATCACGTGGACCCGGCACCGCCGCCGTCGATGGATACGTCCTGTTCGCTGCCGCCCACTCGTCCGGTTCCATCACGACGGACGGCATCATCAAGGCTGCGATCCGCCTCCATCCGTACGGCTTCTGCCAAGGCGTGTTCGGCGATCCGCTTGAGGCGGGCGTTAACATCGCGTTCAATTATCCTCCGCTGCGGTAGGTCTCGCGTAACCGCCGCCGGTAGTCCAGCGAATTCGCTGCGCACTTTTCCGCAGAGACCGTCCAGCACTTCCTCAAAAACATCCAGCGGCACGAGCTTGCCCAATCGTTGCTGTGTCCGCACCTCGATGTCACGCGCGCGCGCATCGCGCACCCGACTGTCGGCGGCGTGCATCGAGGACCGTCGCGCGTCGTCGCGCAGGAAACGGATGTAGCCTTGCACCGCCTCCACGAGACTGAATTGACCCTTGTCGTGTCGTCGGAGAAATCCGTCGTGGACCAACTGGTCGATCCGCTGTCGCGACAGCATCAACAATTGGCAGAGCACGGGCGTGGAAATGATTGTCGGATTGTCGTCGTCTGCCATCGCTGCTCTCCCGATTTGTTGATCGCGGCGCGCGCATCCTACCACGCACGGGAGCAAACAAACGCACGAGCGGAAACCCGTGTTTCCCGGCGGGTTGTAATTTTTTTTCTGGGTTGCAAAATGGGTTGTATTTTCCGCGATCCGCTGCGGGACAGCAACGTCGGGGAAGCGCCGCCTCGGAAAGCGGCGGGATCGGCGCATGAGTTGGCTTACTGCCGCAGCGGTTTCCACGGTTTTCGCTCGACGGAAAACAGCACGGAAAACACGTGTTTTTTCGGAGCTGGGAAGCGGGTGCAGCACGACGCCCTACGGGCACGACGCACTCTTTTCCGCCCTAACCTATTGAAATCATTGAGGAAGATTTCCGTTGAGCCGTAGTGCACGACGCACTATATTACATACGCGCTTGCAGCGATGCACCGCGACGACGGCGTTCCTCACGCTAGGCAATCATAGAGAGCGAGGGTCTGACAGCAAGCAAGCGTTGCGAGATTGTTTAGCGCGAAAGCGCCGCCTGAATGCCCGAACGGGCCGCAGTAGGGAAACAATGCAGCACGCCCCAGCATGTGAAACATCATGCACGCGTCGGTACGCCGCAGATGCCTTCGGGCACATAAGCGTCGTGGGTTCCGGCAGACAGAGCAACAACAGAACGCGCGATAGGCTCCCACCATCCCGCCACGCTGTTGAAAGCTGACAAGCAATTGTCCAGCCCGTTGCGCCCATGCACGCAACGAAACGGATCGACCCTGACAACGCCGATCCGAACAAACAAACAAATAGACTGCAAGCTAAAACGCAGCGGCGCATCCGAGAGGGTGCGCCGTTCGCGTTTCGTCGTGCAGCCTGCACGCACGTTCCATCGAACGTGATCAACGAACGTTCCACGAAAGGAACACGCCATGACGACCTACACCTTCCGCGTCCAAATCCCCGCGTACACGGATCGCTGGATGATGGGTGATCGCTTCGGCACTGTCGCCAAGATCACTCGCCGCAAAGGCAAAGAGATTGTCCACGTGCTGCTCGACAAGAGCGGCAGGACGATGCGCTTCATCCTCGCCGACTGCCAGCCCGTCGATTGATCAAACAAACAAACGAAAGGAACATCCTATGTCCAAAATTTACGACCGCTTCGCTCACACCCACGTCACCGTTCGCCACCCCGACGCGCGCAATCCCAAAAGCATTGCGTTCGATGCGTGGCGCGGAACGTTCCCCATCGTGCTGTACACGAACGGCGACCGCGTGTGGATCGCCGGATCGCAAATGCACGAGGGTCACGAATACGTCCACGCCGTGCGCGACGACGACGGTCCAAACTTTGCCGCCGACGTTGACGGCAATTGCATTCTCTCCATCCCCGCATCGTGGTGCGACTATCACACGCCCGAAGCCGCCGAGTGCATCGAGCGATGCATTGACGCGGACGATGCAATCGGACCCTGACGTTTCACATCTGCGCCGCCGTGCGATGGCGACGCAGCATGAAGCGCCTCGCTTCCGTTCGTCTCATGAGAGCGAACGTTTCCACCACCAACGTTCCACGAAAGGAACACACCATGACGACGACCAGCAATTCGCTCGTGAAGGAACACGAGTGCACTATCGCCGAAGCTGCCGAGTTGCTTCGCATCCTCACCGACGAAGGCGACAGCGTGATGATGTGGGGTCCGCCCGGTGTCGGCAAATCCGACATCGTGAAACAGTTGGGTGCCGAGACGGGCCGGAAGGTTATTGAATTCCGTACCAACATTCGCGAGCCGGTTGACGTTCGCGGCGTGCCCGTCCCCGACATGAAAACGGGACGGACGCGATGGTTCGTCCCCGATGAACTGCCGCAGTTGGAGCGCGACGGTCCAGAAGGATATTTGTTCCTCGACGAAATCAACACGGGATCGCCGCAGATGATGGCGGTTATGTTCCAGCTTGTGTTGGATCGTTGCGTCGGCGACTACACGTTGCTGCCGGGATGGAAAATCATCGCCGCTGGCAACCGCGTGGGTGATCGCGCGTCGGCGCAGAAAATGCCGACCGCGTTGCGCAATCGCTTCGCTCACGTGTACGTCACCGCCGACGTTGACGCGTGGGCCAATTGGGCGAACAAAAATCAGATCGCGCCCGAGTTGGTCGCGTTCATTCGCCTGCGCCGCAATTTGCTGCACGTCATGCCGAAGGGTGATGAAAACGCGTTCCCCACTCCGCGTTCGTGGGCGCGTTGCAGCAAATACGTCCACGCTCCCCGAACGCATCGGATGCGTTTGTTCGCCGCTCACGTCGGCGACGCATACGCTGCCGAGTTGGATGGGTTCTGCGACCTGTACGCTTCCATCGGATCGCTGCAAGACATCATCGACAATCCCGACAGCGCGCCGCTGCCGACCGAACCGTCGATGCGCTTCGCCGTGTGCACGGGCCTCGCGCGCATGGCGACGCGCCAGAACATCGCGTCGGTGTTCCGCTATGCCGACCGTCTGCCCCGTGAGCCGCGTGTCCTCGTCGTGCACGACATGACGACGCGCGATGCGAAGTTGAAGGAGACCGCCTGCTACGGCAAGTGGGCCGTCGCCAACCAAGACTTGCTGATCCAGTAACCCGACGTTGCGCAGATGCTGCACCGCTCACGTGGTGCAGCATTGCGAAACGCCGAACGCGTTTCCGTCGTCTCATGAGAGCGACGCTTCCTCCATGCTCACGAAAGGAAAAATCATGAGCACCCAGACCGCAACTAAAATCGCCACCCCGCTGTCGCGCAAAGCAGTCCTCGTGTCGGTCAACATTTCACAGTGGACCGCACGCAAGCTCGACAAGCGCGTGACCAAGGAAACGAACGACCGCTACAACGCCGCACAGGACGCGGGGCGCTTCAACAAATTGTTGATCGCCGCCGATCACCTGACGGAAATCACCGGCATCGTTTCCAAGGCGCGCGTGCTGCACTATCGCATGACGCAGCCGTGGGCTGACGACGGCCCGCGCATCCTGCCGAATTCGTTGTACGCAAAATTCACCGACGAATTCCGCATCCTCAAGCGGGACTTCCACGACGCTGCGGATCGCTTCGCTGCCGACTATCCCCGGTTCGTTGCCGAACGTCGTGTCGCCCTCAACGGACTGTTCAATGAGAGCGACTATCCGAAGGCGTCCGACATCCGCGAAAAATTCCAACTCACGCTGACGGTGCTGCCGTTCCCCGACGCGGAAGATTTCCGCGCCGATCTGGACGCCGATACTGTCGCCGACATCCGACGTGAGATTGAAGCGACGACCAGCAACGTGCTGGGCAACGCGATGCGCAACACCGCTCAACAGATTGTTGATACGGTCGGGCACATGGCGACCAAGCTCGCCGCGTACAAAGACCCGAGCGAACCGGGCAAGCGCGGGCAGTTCTTTTTTGACAGCCTCGTGGACAACGTTCGCGACCTCGCCGAATTGTTGCCCGCGTTCAACCTCGCGAACGACCCGAAGCTGACCGCGATCACTCTGCGCATCCAGAAAGAATTGTGCGCAGAGGACGCGAGCGTGCTCCGCAAGAATGACGACGCTCGTTTGTCCGTGCAGAAAAGCGCGGACGAAATCGTCGCCGCCGTGTCTGGCATGTTCGCCTGACATCAATGCCCCGACGCATCCCGCGTCGGGGCTTCCCCATGCTCACGAAAGGAAACATCATGAGCGACCAACAAATCGACCGCGACGCCGAGACGATGCGCCGCGTGATGAATGCCCGCGCCGAACTGATTGTGAAGCGCCGGTTTTATGCCGTGCTCGTGTCGAACGTTGAGCCGGTCGTATCAAACAAAGTGCCGACGATGGCGACCGATGGTCGTCGTCACTACTGCAATCCTGATTTCATTCTGCCGCTGACGCCCAAGCAGATGCTGGGGCTGCAAGCTCACGAGAGCGAACACGACGCGCGCCGCCACTCGACGCGTCGCAACGGACGCGATCCGAAGGAGTGGAACATCGCGTGTGATCTGGCGATCAACATCGACCTGATTGACGAAGGCTTTGAGCTTCCGCCAGACGGGTACATTGATGCGAAATACCGGGGCATGTCCGCAGAGGACATCTACCGTATGCGTGAACTGGAGCGACGCCCGCCGCCGCCGCCACCGCCCCAGCCGGGTGAGAGCGACGACGACGACAAGGATGACAGCGACGACGACAACGCCGACAGCGATCCCGGCGACGACGCTGCCGACGACGACACGAGCGACGACGGCGACACAGAGAGCGACGCTGGCGAGAGCGACGACGACAGCGACAGTGAGAGCGACGGCGACGACGAAGCCGCCAGCGACGACGACAGCGACGCTGGCGACGACGCCGACAGCGGCGATGGGAAAGGCGACGACGGCGAGGCTGACACTGACGCTGGCAACGGAAGCGGCGAAGGCGACGGCGAGACCGGCGACGCTGGGAAGGGCGGCGGCGGTGACGCTGGGAGCAGCGACGACGACGACGCGCCGATGACGGGTGCGAGCGGCGACCCGCGTTCGTGGGGCGACGTGCTCGACGCGACCGACGACGAAGGCAACCCCGCTGACGGTGGCGACATCGCGGCACAGGATGCCGAGTGGGATCGGATCGTGCGCATCGCAGCGTCGATGGCGAAGGCAGTCGGAGAACTGCCGGGCCATGTGTCGCGTGAAATCGAACGCGCGAACAATCCGCCTCGCGACTGGCGGGACGAGCTTCGCGAATTCTGCGAGGAAGGCGCGTTGCGCATCGAGACTTGGAACCGACCAAACCGCCGCTTCGCCCACAGCGGTTTGATTTTGCCGTCGTCGCAAAAAGACGGCATCAACAAAGCGGTGTTCCTGATCGACACTTCCGGGTCGATGGATGATCGTGCTCTCGCCTGCATCAATGTCGAGGCGCAGGCGATGCTAGATGACGGGATCATTGATCACGTCGTCGTCGTCTACGGTGACACGCGCGTCACCCGTGTCGATGAATACACGACCGGCGACCAGATGGAGTTTGATCCGCGCGGCGGTGGCGGCACCGATATGAAGCCGCTGTTCGCCTACGCTGCCGAATTCCACGACGACGCGTCGTGCATCATCAACTTCACCGATCTGCACATCGGCGACGCGGGTCCGCTTCCTGCGTGCCCCGTTCTGTTCGCCGTGTACGGAAGCAATTCCGTTGCCGTCGCGTCATTGATCGAACGTGCCCCGTGGGGCGCGCGCGGCATTGATGTCGGCGTGTACTGACGCTTCGCCTCTGCGCTGTCGTGCGATGACAGCGCAGCACGAAACGCCATCCGGTGTTTCACTCCGCTCATTGAAAGGAAAAATCATGAGCAACAAAACCTACACGACAGGCGGCGCAATCAGCGTCGGCACTGTCATACACGGAACCGGGCGCGCGGTAGATTTGCTCCGCGCGCTGGGTGCAGAATTGCTGCGCGTCGCTCCGGGTGAACCGCTCGCCGCAGAGGCGTTGCAGAACGCCGAAATCATCGACCGCGCCGACGCGAAGGATACGGATCACGAAATCGCGTGCGCCGTGTTGTGCGATGTCATCGACCGCCTCAACCTGATCGCTGCCCTTGAGGGTCTGTGGTTCGGTGCGCACGAAGGCGACGGGTCGGACTTCGGTTACTGGTCCGATCACGAGCAGACGGAGGACGCACAATGAGACGCGTCCTCCGCGAGCAACACAAGGTGACGCGCGCCGGAAGGCGATGGGTCATCACGCGCATCACGAAAGTGGGGCGCACTCTTGAAATCCGCCTGCGTCTCCCCGGCTCGTTCGTGAGCCGACTGGAGGCGAAGGCGGTCGCTGAAAGGGCGATGACATGAGCAACAAAAATTGGAACTGCGATGGCGACAAGTGCGCGATGCCGAACGGCGTCGTGCGATTGTTCCCATTGGGCGGCGGCGCAAATCTTATCCTGTGCCTGTCGTGCGCGCTGCACGAGAACCGCTACCGTCAACAGCGCGCGACCGAGACCGGCAACGCGGAAGCGTTTCCGCAAGTGAACTGGTTCAACTGCGAAATCTACCCAACGGAGCACCCATGAAAATGGACGGCAAGGAATACGAACGCGCCATCGGTCGCCTCGCTCTCACGCAAGTGGGCGCGGCGCGCTTCCTCGATGTCAGCGACACGACATCGCGTCGCTGGAAATCAAACGCGCATCCGATCCCGCACGCAACGGCGATGCTGTTGCGCGCGATGGTCCTCAACGGCATGACGCCCGATGCTGTCGCGAAAATCAGGAGGGTGAAATGAAGCCCATAAAAACCCTGACGATCCAACAGCCGTGGGCGCATCTGATAATCGACGGCAACAAGACAATCGAAAATCGCTCGTGGAAAACCGACTATCGTGGACCGCTGTTGATCCACGCCGGTCGCAAGCTCGACCGCGACGCCGACATCCTCGCACGCTTCGGCAT